AAGCACCATGCCGCCGCGATGCCGTCCACCTCGGACGCGACGCTCCAGTCCGCTTCACCGCTCCATCCCGTTCTGCAGAAGCAGGTGGTGCTGTTGGTCCTCGGCGAGCGCAGATACCACGCGCGGTTTTTCTTCCGGTTCGCGGCCGTCTGGTAATACGCGTACTGCGTGCCCTCGCCCGCGTAGGAATGCGTCCGCGTGCCCTGCACCTCGATCTCCGACAGCAGGAACAGCGTGTCCTCCGTCGTGTCGATGGCCGAGTTCGCGCCGCCTGCCGTGGTCTTCTTTGTCACGGCCTTCAGCGCGGCCACGACCTCTGCTGGCATTTTCGACTTTATTATCTTGAAACCACCAGTCGTCCGCAGCAGACAGTCTGCCCAGCCCCCAGTGTTGCTACCAGAGTTATTCATCTTGTACTCTGTCGCATAGCACGTGTGCATCTGGAACGTCAGCGGAGCCTTACCCGAGCCGTCGGCATAATCGTCGTGGTTCTTGCCGATAATGTCGATTGCGTAGGTACTGTTGTTAATCGTCATGTTGCATCTGTCGCCGACGTTCCATGTGTTGGGAACTTGTTTCTCTTGACAGGCCTTAATAATTGCAGCCCAGCTGTTATTTCCGAACACGGGGTCGATCATGACCAAATCGACATTAGCTGTCCCAACCACAACATCTGCCGTCTTTGTTGTGCTTGCTGTCGCTGCTGTTACCGTCCATGTTCCAACCTCATCGACTATCAACGTGCAGTTTCCACTCGCATCTGCCGTCCCGGAAGCCGTCTTGCTTCCCTTTGTAGCTGTAACTGTTGCGCCCGCGCTGGTCGTGACTGCGATCTGCAGCTGCGGGGCGGTCATGGTACCGATGATAATCTCACCACTCGCGTCGTGCGCAGTCTCGCCTTGTGCAAGCTTCGCTGCTGTAACGGTGTCCTGTGTCAGATCGAGCTTGACCACACCGTTGATCTCAACCTTGTTGACTGCCACGATTAAGCACCTACTTTCAGTGTCTGGCCTCCCTGAGCGTTATCGGTGTAGGTGACAGGAATTGCAGCAACAGTAACCGAAGACAGATAATTGTAATCAGGACTGTCAGGTGTAACTTCCTGCTGTACAAATGTCGGAGTAACTGTCTTCGCCTGAGGCTTTACACCTTCAGAACCAGACATAGTACCTTCAACACCAAGCACCGTGATACCCTCACGAATGTTGGCCGGAATCAGCTTTGCAGCCTCATCAGCGTCGATAGCAGCATCACCAGAACCGTCATGGAAGCCCATCGGAATAGGCACAGGAGTGTCTTTATTGGTAATTTTCAAGTGCTTTGCACCATTGTTGGGCATTGTACCAGTCAGCTTGGAGCCTGCCACATATGCTGTCTTATCCTTCAGAATTTCTGCAGCAACGGCAGTTGCATCGCTGGTGTCAGCATCCTTTGTACTGGTACCAACGATAGGTGCGCCAGATTTGTCATGGGCTTTAATGCCCTCAGCCAGCTTATCAGGAGTGATATCGTCCTGAGTAAGATCAAGCTTAACTTCAGTACCAACGATAACCTTGTTTACATATTGATTAGCCATAATATTCATCCCCCATAATGAGTGTTGCACCCCCCGCATCGTTCGAGACGATATATTGGGGGATCTTCTTGACGGTTACATTGTCTTTCAGGAAGCGGTCTTTCGTTTCCAGCGAGACCGCCTCATAGATCTTGGGCGTGACCTCGTATGCCCCGGTGTAAGGTTTGGCACCCCCGGCGGATATGGAGGCCGAGAAGCCGAAGGAGACGTCGCTGCCTCCGCCGGTGTCAAAGCGCAGCGCGCGATCTCCGGCCAGCTCAAACGCGACCGGCGTCACTGGAACCATTACAGCACCACCTTTGACAGCGCGTGCAGAACGTCGATCTGCTGGATCGGGGAACCGATGACGTCCCCCGAAGTGAATTTCACCCGCACCTGCATCTGGCAGGTCCGCGGGAGCTTGAATGTCTCCTGCTGCGTCAGCGGGAAGCGGAATTTTCCGTCCTTGTATTCGACTTCGCCGGGGTATTTCTTCTGCAGATACAGAAGCGAGACCTCGACGGTCTCGATATCGTCGATATCGAGCGCTTCGCCGTTGTTCGTGATGGAAATATCGATGTTATAGGCATCACCCTGGACCATAGGATGTACCTCCGTTTCTCAGGATCCTACAATTTCGCAATCCGCCGCTGCAATACCGCTGAGGCGGATACCCATGCTGGTGATCGTACCGGTGATCGTGCTGCCCCACGGCGTTGTCGTTTTGACGTAATCGCCGGGGGTCTCGCCGTCCATGACGATCCGTGCGCTGTGGCGCTGGCGGCGCATGTAATAGTCGTAGACGTGCTGGGCGACCGCAGCGACGTTACTGCTGCTGACCAGTGTCGCGTCCTTGACCTCAACAACATTCGGCTTCGTCGTAGCCGTGACCTTCGGGTTGGTCTTCGTCGTGACGGTCGTCGTGTGGTAATACGTCGTGCCGTCGACCTCTACGCTGTCACCGCTGCCGGTCGTTTTATACGCATGCGCCGTCACGCGCACCTCCGTCACCGGGGAGGACGTCTCCACGCTGCCGCCGGTATAGATCCGGTCCAGCGGGATCTCCACCGGTTCGTCAGCCGGGAGCTTCCGCACCTTGATCCCTCGCGTGCCGCTGGTGTCGATGGTGGCGCAGATCGCGAATGCGATCTGCTGCAGCGCCTCGCGCTTCGTGCAGTCCGGGATGTAGCCCGTGACCTTCGCGTCATCCAGCGCGGAGTCGTATTCCAGTGTGAAGTGCCCGGCAAGGATCGTCTGTATCAGCGTCTTTGCGGACGCGCCGGAATAGATCGCAGCCGCAAACGGCTCACTGTCCATGACGCCGAGGGCATCGATACAGGAGACATCATAGACGCTGACGCTCTTGCGGGAGGACGATTCGATGTAAAACACGCCGATCAGGTGATCCGAGTCATACGCGCTGACGGGCTGCTTCTGCTGGAAGACGTAATCAATGTCATCCGCACTGTCCAGCGAGAAGTCGAGCGTGTTGATCTCCAGATCGTCTGAAATGATGTTCAGGCCCTCCGTCACTCTGACGGAGCGGAGTTCCGCCCGCTCAAATTCCCGGACGATGCCAAAGAAGATCTGTGAAATCTTCGCGTAGTGCTTTGGCAGATTCGTCTTATTGATCTGGATGACGAGCTTGTTATATAGGTCGACCTGCTGCTCGCAGAAATACTTGTACGAGTTCGGCGTGAAGGTCTTGCTCGCAAGCTGTTCTTCGCCGTTGTACCACGTCAGGACGATCTCACTGCAATAGTCACCCTCCGAGCCGTCGAAGTAGAAGAAAATGCCCGGGGACGAGAACTGACCGTTCAGGGAGATCGTGATCGTCGGTGCTGCGTCAAACGTGCAGTCGTCGTTGCTTTGCACCGCGGACCAGAATGCGGCCCGCTGGCTCCCGAGCAAGACGCGCGTCCCGTCAAGAACCCACTGATTCTGCTCGAATGACGCCAGCAGCCCGGCGTCTGTACCGTAGGGGATCAGAGCAGGGTTGGCAAAGTCTTTTCTCGCCGTCGTCGTTACTGTCGACGCAGCTGCAGCGCCGACCGCGACGTCCTCATATACTACTCTCACGCTCATGCCGGGGTCCTCTTGGGCTTCATGGCAACAAAATTGACGGTCAGGTTCTGCCAGCTGTTTTTCCCGGCATAGCTGGACGCCAGTTCATCGTCGCCATTTGCAACATACGCGTCGAACGTCATGGTCGTCTGCGCATAGGGGACTGTCAGTACGTGGCTGTCTGCCGGTGCGGAGATCGTTTCATAAAACTCGTCGTATTCCTCGGGGTTCGATGTCACGGAATCAATTTCCAGACTGTAATTGTAATAGGTGCCGATGATGTCGCGCGTCATTGCGCCGGTCATCACGCGCCCGGCATTGTCGCCATCAAGCACGGAGAACGAACGTTTCAGACTCACGACGTGCAGATTCGGATACGCTTTTCCGTCAAGGCTCAATACACTATTCATGCTTTCACCCCCGCGAGCTTCACGCCGACACGCTGCGTCTCATCATTGTTTGCCTTGTAGACGGCGCGGGCGAACTCCCGCTTGTCCATCTCGAGCACGACCGTGATGCTCCGGCCGCTGCCTCCATTCTCGTTGAGTGCCTGCCGGAACGCCTGCAGCATGGTTTCCAGCGGCGTCTCAATATTCGTCCCGCTCTTCTGGTCTCCCAGCACCGCGAGGAATTCCCGGTTCGGCGGGATGACCGCGCCGGAGGCGAGACGGGGAAGCTCGATTCTACTGACCGGCGCAATGTTGATGCCGAAGGTCTTGCCGCCCAACAACGGGACCCACTCGGGAATGTTGACCTGAATTTTATTCAGCGCGGAAATTAGGAGATTGATACCGTCAATGATGAAATTGATTGCGCCCTCAACCGTGCCGACAATTAGATTCCAGATACCCTTCAAAATTTCGAGCACACCGTTCCAAGCCTTTTCCCAGTCGCCTGTGAAAATGCCGGTCAGGAACGTGATCAAACCTTTCAGGATTTTTACCCATGCGTTGTACTGGTCGGAAAACAATTTCCCGATAGTCTGAAAGATCGCGGCCAGCGCTGGGTTCTTAGACTGCATCCACGTGATGAACGCATTCCACGCATCGCGGATGGAGCTTACAATGGCGTTCCACGTTTTTTTCATACCTTCCCAGATCTGCTTTGCGCCCTCTGCTGCGAGCTTCAAATCGCCTGAGAAAACGCCTTTGAAAAACTTGCCGAAACCCTCAACAACATCTTTCAGGCCGCTGATAAGCTCTTCACCGTGCCCGGTGAAGTACACAAGGGCCAGCAGAACGGACGCAATTGCCGCAATGAGTAGCGGGATCCAGTTTCCAGTCAGAAGACCGATACCAATGCCAGCGGCAAGAAGCCCGGCGATAATCGTCAACGTATTTTCTAACGTCAGGCCGTTTTCAATCACATCTTTAATGCCGACAATCAGCATTGCAAGACCGCCTACTACAAGGGCAATGCCCGCAGCAGTTGCGCCAAATGCAATCGCAAGGCCACCAGCCAACGCCACGAGTCCAGCCAGCATACCGGCGAAGTTCTGCAAATCGATTCCGTTTTTCCATGCGTCCAGCCAGAAATAGATAAGCGCAAACGCGCCCGCCGCGGCAAGTGCAATGCCACCGATCTTGCTGAGATCATCTGTAAACATACTCGCGATTTTCCACGCAAGCAAACCGGCCGCAATCGCACCGACAATCCCGAGAATATCATGCAGTTTGTCTTCTGCCATATCAAGATTCGAGAAATCCGGGGTGATGCCCTCCGTGCCGGAAGAGCCGCCGCCACCGCCGCCAGCATCCGACGCCTGATTGCTTGTGATCTGGTTGATCTCGTCGAAGCTCGCCATGCTCTTGCTCGCATCCTCAGCGGCAGAACCTACGCCCTCGAGTGCTTCCTTCTCTTCGGTCAGGCCCTTTGCCGCAGATACTTGCGTGCCCCAGCTTTTACCGGACAGCATACCGAAAAATTTTGCAATTGCCGTCACAACCTGAGTAAGAATGTTGACCAGCTTCACAAAAACCGGGATCACAACTTCAAGAATCGGCTGTGCCAGCGTCAAAAGGGCGGCTTTCAGCCGAGCGATAGACGCACGGGCTGCATCATTCTGCATGATCGTCTCGCCAAGCCAGCTGCGCAGCTGAGAGAGGCCACGGGAAATGAGCGTAAATACCAACGCGCGCTTAAAAAGTCCGCTGATCCGGTTCCCAAACTTGGACATACTCTTTTCAACGCGCGACGCCGCCTCGGCCATGCGTTCGGACGCACCGCCCGCATTTGTGATCTGTTTCGTGAGCGCTCCGGCCTTTTCTTTTGCATCGTCAAGTGCCGCTGTTTGCTGGATCACCTTGTCGGTCACGCGGGCATATTTTGCATCAAGCGCCTCGACCGCCTTGTCCTGCTTGGCAAGAGCCGCCTCTTGCTCTTTCAGCTGCGCGGTAACGGCAGCCTGCCGCTCCTGCGCAGCGATAAATTGAGCTGGGTCAACAGAAACAGTGCCGGACGTTATTTGCGTCAGCTGCGATGCCTCGGTTTTCAGAGACCGAATTGCATCTTCGGTTTGCTTCGCGGATGCTTTTGCCGCGTCCAGCTCTGCTTTGATCCCGCTCTGTTCTCCAGTGCTTTTGTTCAGGTCAGCTTGGATCTTTTCGATGGATTTTGTGACCTTATCCAGCTCTTTTTGAGCCTGTTTTGCATCAGCATCGACCGCAATAACAACCTTGCCGTCCGCCATAGTTTCACCACCTTATGTTTGCTTTGGTGCCCCGATCCCCCACGCGGCAAGTAGATTCTGCTCTGCCTCCGTGTAGGTCGTTTTCAGGTCGACCATTTCCCGGTTCCGCCGGTAGAATTCGCGCTCCTGCTTATCCAGCGGCTTCCCGCGGGCCTTTTTGTCCCGGATCGCAACGACCTGCGCAAAGAGGCAATCGCCAATCTCCATGTAGTACGACAAAAACGACCACCAATGGAGATATGGGAGACTGCGGACTTCGCAGCCAGCGATCCGGTTGACCGGGGAAATGATCATGTCAAAATCCTGCTCCCACGACATAACGGCGGGCTGTTTTCCCTGCGTCTTTGCCCCCTGCCCGTGGTCGATAAACCGGAAGCACTGATTCAGCGCTTCTTGGTAATCCGACGCAGGCATTGACGAGAACTCCGGATAGAAGATAGTCAACGCAGCTTCGGCTTTGTCCTGTTCGTCGAGATCACCATCAGAAAGGGCGGTGAGGATATCCAGCACCGCCCGATAATCTGACTGGATGGTGTATTCTGTTCCGTTGACCTCAACCGAAGTCGGCAGGGAATAGATTACTTTTTCCATCTATCTGTGTATTTTGCGATACGGGGGTTCGTGCGCTTCTGTTCGCGGCTGAACGTTGTGTCGATCTGGTCGATCACGGCCAGCATCAGATTGCACCAGACCGGCAAGCCGTCGGCCAGCGCGTAGACATTCATAGTGCCAAACAGCGCTGCGCAGACCGGCTTTTCAAACAGACCGTCGATCATGTCCCGCATTTCCGCGTCACGGCGGCGTGCGATCTCGAAGATCTCCTTCTTGTCGGCGCACTTTTCGATCTCCGCTTTGTATGCTTCCTGCTTTCTGTCCAGTTCCTCGAACGTGCTGTAGATCTTCTCTACAACCGCGCTGTCGGTAGGATTGAAGGAAACTTCGATCTTATCGTTCAGGTTGAAAGCAACGACGCCGGTATCAAATCTGATATCTGCCATTTATCGTCCCTCCATCAGGCTGCGGAGTCCGGCGTAAACGTGATCGCGCCGTTGCTGCCGATCGCAGCCGTGCCGGTCGTGCGCGTGCCGCCCAGCGTCACGTCGAACGGCATACCGACGAAACCGCCGCCCTCGCCGCCGAGGCTCGTGGGCTTGACCATCGTCCCGTCGTAGCGCTCCGCAAAAACCGCCGTCTTAGCCGTACCTGCGTAGTGGTGGACAATGAGAACATCCTGGTTCGCCAGCGCAGCCGCGTCCTGATCCTTGACGGCCAGATTCCACAGCTTGACGAGCGCCGCGTCGCCAGAATCCAGCTCGCACGGGTCAAAGCTCTGCGTGATGATGGGCTTCTTCATGGTGGTTCTGGTCGTGCCGAGGATATCCTTGCTGGAATCCTCCTGCCAGTCATATTCCATACTGGAGTCGGTGACGCGCTTACCGAACGGAGACCAGACGGGCGTCGCCGACTCGCCGGTGTTCAGGTATGCGATCAGCAATTCTCGGTCAATGGTCTGGCCGGAAGTGGTATTAAAGGTCATATCTGCCATAGTTAAATCACCTCATATGTCAGTTTCATAAGTATCTGATGGTCTTCTGTACCGTCATCGTACCGGGCGAACAGAGCCGCACGGCTGGACGCTTCCACGCGCCGGACGCGCATCCCGTCGCCCAAAGACGGGTAATTTTGCATAGCCCAGTCTCCGAAGCGGTTGAGCATGGCGTCGCATTTCAGGCGCTTATCGTTGCTGCTGCCGGGGATGATGCGGGCGATGATCTTAAATTGGTATTCTGCTTCATGCCCGCCAAGCAGGTATTTCCGCGTGATGTACGCGCCCTGAATGGCGGACAGCGCCATACTTGCGGAATCTGCGGCGAGAAATTCATAGTTGATCGTCGCGGCTGGCATATCGTCGTCCGAAAAGGAGTTCGCCCAGACCATCATCTTTCGGGCGATATCCTGTTCTTCTTCCGCTGATACCAACTTTTTCTGTTTTTCAGAGTCCATGTTTCACCGCCTTGTCCGCAACGCGGATCCATTTATCAAGGTTTTCAGCTTTCGATGCCTCGAACCAGTGCGATTGGGCCTGAGAATGTCCAGAGGTATTGAACACAAGATTCTTGTCGGTCAGCACCTTCGTCCCGCCCTTCGGCGCGTATGTGCTTCCGGTCTCCGGGTCGATCATGACCTTCCCGTGGTAGAGGAACCGCGCGTATGGGCCGGGGTAGGTGACTGTATTCCCGTCCACGCGCGTTCTCTCATCGAGGGAGCCAGTCAAAAACGGAACATATGGGCTTGTGTCCTTCCGAACTTGAACTGCAACAATATGCTCCGCTCGGCTGCATACCTCTTTCAGCTTTTCTGCGATTGCATTAAGCCCGGACGTTTCCACGGAGAATTTCAGCACATCAGGATCCTCCGACTTCCCAGTGCTGCATATCAGCGCTGCCGAGGTCCTTCATGTCTACCTTCGTGACCTTGTAAACGTCGTCGTAGAGCATTTCAATCGCTTCCTCGGTCTTCTCCGGCTCAACGACTTCGCCCTTGACAAAAAAGGTCGTGCCGCCGTTGCCGTCCGTCGAGAGTGTCCAGAGCCCGCTTTTATCGACTGCTCGCCAGAATTCCTGTGGCCCGACGTAGCGCTTCGCAGCGCCCGTCACGCCATCCACAGCGGGCGTGGAGAATGGAATATACAGGTTGACAGCGTCCGCGCCCTCTAGCCCGCTTTGGCGGACATTTGCGGCTTTGGACGCCTGCAGCATCACGCCACGGAGGACTGTGATATAAGACTTTTGCACGTCTTTGAACGTGGTCTGGTCTGTTTCCTGCGTGACGTTGTAGATGGTTACAGTGTGGGGAGCGTACATGAAAAGCACCTCCCTCTGTACAGCAGGCCGGTATGCGCCAGGTATTCGCGCGCCGTGGCCGCAAGCGTCGCTTTCAGATTGTCCGCGGCTTTCATGGCCGAAACGGAAGAATCGCCGCTGCTTCGGAACGTGCGGGAGTAACCGCCCACAGTCTCGCTCTGCAATTCACCGAAATCAGATGCAAGCCCGGCGGTAAGGTTCTTCTGTGCAAGATCCTGTGCAGCTTCGATGGTCTTGTACCTGTCGACCAGCGCGCAGCATGCCATTTTCACCTCATGCAGATCCGCGCGGTTCTTTACCCGGTTCTGCGTGTAATAATCGAGGAAGGAGCTGGCACGAACGGCCAGACGATGAAAATCCTCCTCGTTGACGTTGCCGTAATAGCAGCCGGAGTAAAATTCATAGTCGGCATAGATCATTCGTACCAGCTCCTTTCATTTTTTACGAACCGACCGTAACAGTTGCCGTGCCGGTCTTAGTGCTGTCCTGCTTCGACTTTGCAGTGACGGTAATGCTCGCGGACGTCTCATTGGACGCGACCGTCAGCACGCCGCCTTCCGTGATAGACGACTTTGCACCGCTCTGGCTCCACTCGACGTCGCCACTTACGATGCCTTCACCCGCAACGGAGGCGGAAAATGCTTTGCTTGCGCCCTTCGCCACGGTCGCGGTTGCCGGGGCGACGGTCACAGTGGAGACCGTGCCAGCCTTGCCGTAGACCGAGAACGGGAACGGGTTGGTAATGCCAGCATTGTAAGCGTTGACCGGGTTGGCGATTTCCCAGCCGAGGCGCATGACCGCACGCAGCGCGACCATATCGTTTTGCATGAGGTTGTAAGTGATCGCCTTCGTGGTCGGGTCCTGAATGACGCCCTCGGTGAAGATCTTGAAGGTCATGTCCTGCCGGATTGCATAGACCAGCTGCGACCAGTCGCCGACGATCATCTGCGCCTGAGACGGGTCAAATGCGCCGTTCATCGGGAAGTACATATCCATGCCGTCAAGGCCATAGCGGGTCGCGCCCTGCATGTCGGACTTGAAGATGGGCTGGCCGGTCGTGTCCTTCAGGCCACGAAGCTTGCCGCGCATCTGGATCGCGGACATAACGCCATTCGGGTTGAAACCGTCGAGTTCGACCTTTGCGATCAGGCCGCCCTCGCCCATGATGTCGTCAAAGACGCTCGTACCGACGGGCACGCCGTTGCCAGCAGCGATGGCCGAAGGAACAACGCCGTCACGCCACGTGCTCGGCTTGTTCGTGCCGAACAGGATAGCCGCATCAATAACCTTGCCGAAAGCCTCGGTCAGTCTCGGGCGGACCTCGCCCCAAATGTCATAGTCTGCATCGTCCAGGGCAGCTTCAGGGATCGGAACGATGACGGCGATTTCCTCGGCGTACAGTTTCTTCTTGTCCCACGCCATCTTGGTGGTCTGCTTGAATGCTTCGCCAGCGCCAGTGTCGGTCGCTTCGCCATTGACAAAGAATGCAGACGGCAGGGCGTCGAGCACGTTGATGGTCTGGGTCTTGCTGGACATATTCGCCAGTCTGCGGCCCATGCGCAGGACTGCGGACTCTGCGATAGCGCCCTGCATGATGTCACGGGTTACGGGTTCCGGAATAAGACCGGAAAGAGAATTGCGATCAATAGTCGGCATATATAACTCCTTTTCTTATCTGAGAGCGCCACGAATCAGGGCGTTCATCTGCTGATTTGCTGTGTTTTCCTTTGTGCCGCCTCCTGTCGGGGCTGTCCAGTCGAATGTTGCTTTCTTTCGGTTTGCGGTCAATGCGTCGACAGCCTGCTCAAACGTGGTCTTGTCGTTGACCATCTTCATAGCCTTAAACGCAACAAATTCGGCATCCTCGCCGGTCAGGCCCTTGCTCAGCACGTATTTATCGCGCCGCAGCTGCTCGACCTCTGCCTGTGAGGCAGAAAGAGCCGCTTTGCTGTCCGCAAGGTCTTTTGCCTGCTTGGCCTGACGCTCCTGTTCGGTCTGCTGACTGTCCTTCCAAGTCCGATAGGCGGTGATTTCTTCCTCGCTGGGGTACTTTTTCCGTTCGCGATCGAGCCTCGTCTGGATGAGTTTATCGACATCAGCCTGCGTGAACGTTTTTTCCTGCTCGGGAGCAGTGATTCCCGTGCCCTGCACGTTGGGTTCTTCTGCCATAAAAAGCCTCCGTTTAAGGGCCGTCGCCCATTGATTACAAAGAAAAAAGAGCCAACCTGTAAGAAACCCTTACAAACTGACTCTTCGTGCCACTTCCGCGCGCTCCATTGCGCTGCGGGAAGGTATTTATTTTTTGATCTCTTCCATTTTTACGATCTGCGCTTTGATCGTGCCGTCTTTCATTCGCTTCAGCTGCACACGGCAGCCATCAGCAAGCGCCCGCTCAATGGCGGCTTTCAGTTTTTCGTCGATCAATACAGCACCTTCATCCTTTCTCGCTGTTCCGGCAGCCCCGCGGCCTTGCTGAACGCCTTGTATTGGCGTCTTTGCCTCTGGATGCGAATACTTACCGCCTGTTCGTCGTTTGCCAGACCAGCGGCGTTATAACCGGCTTTCTTGCGCTTTAATTTGCGTATGGTGCGCTCAATTTTGCGCTGCATCTGCGTTGCCTCGTATGCGGAATACTTTTTCCCCTGGAATTCGCACCCCAGCCCGTCATCGATATGCTTAAGCTGGTCATCGGTGTAAGTGCGCTCTGAAACTCCTGGAATAAAGGGGTATTTATGATGGCGGCAGTTCGCGCCGGTCAGACCATCGACGTATCCATAGCCGGTAGTAGCTACAAGGTCATCGTAAAGACCCATCGGATCAGGCTCACCGTTTTCACTTTGGTAATAGACTTTCCCTTGCCAGTCCTTGTGGCTCGACCACGGAGAATGGCCGGGCTTGTCTCGGGCACCGGAATGTGCGGATATCTCAAAATACCGCGTCTGCAGGTATTCTGCTGACTGCTTTGTATATTGATCGCATATCTGGTTGACGCCGGTCATCACCGCGCGGCGCACGGCGACGTCGATCTGGTCAACATGGCCGCTTTCATAATTGACCGTTTTTATGCCGCTCTTTGCAAGCTGCTGCACCGCTGGCTTGATGGCCTGATTATAGCTGACCGCGCCGGTCTGGATCTGCAGGGCGGCAGAATCGAGTGCCCATTGGTACGCTTTGGCCGGGCGCAGCATGGTCCTGCCGTTATCCACCAGAAAGCCCATAGAAGCTGTGATATTGTGAAATTCATCAAGTGTCTGCGCCCGGATCGCGGCGATCACAGGCGCATCGACCAGCATTTCTGGCTGCGTCAGCCCCGCCATATCAATGACGTCGGTATAATACTTCTGGTTTCTGGCTATTACATCGTCAAAAAGCTTGTTGAGCTTCTTTTCACTGATCCCAGATGTTTTCTGGATGGCCTTTTCGACGTCTTTTGTATCGATGCCATGCAACCGCAGCGCCCGAATCGCCTGAACCGTCACTTCGTTCAGCTGATCTTTCAGTGCAAGGCGGCTGCAAATCTCATCAAGCAGCGCATCTTCAAGTCCTCGGAAGAGTTCAGCGAGTTCTTCGGGAAGTGCATCAAGCAGTTCCGGAGTAAATGGATAGTGCGCCATTACTCGACCTCATCCTGCCCATCGGTCGTCATATCCTGCATTTTGGGAAGTGCTGCTTTTGCGGTCTCCTCGTCTTCGTTCATCCACTTCATGCGGAACTCCCAGTCGTTCATAATCCCAGCATTAAGAAGCTGCATATCGCGAGAAAAGTCAGTGGCCTTATCCTCAATGATAGAATCGTCGAAATCAATGCTGATCTCCACATCCTCGTTCAGCCCCGCGTTCATCGCGGTATTCCCAAGCCGGAGAAGGATCCGGCATAGTTCTACAAGCACCTGTTCGAGAACAATTTCATGCTTTTTGATGGTGCGGAACATGGTGCTGTTCTCGCTGATGACCTGTGTGGCTGTCGCGACGCTACCGCCATTAAAACGGTAATAAGTCTCTCCGAAGCCACACTTACTGGACAGCATGTTCAGATGGTCTTGCAGGCCCACATTCAGTTGTTCCGTCCGAAGGGTCGGGGAAATCGTCTCCACAACGTTCCCTTGCTGTGTATCTTCCGGGAGCAGATAAAAGCGCCGATCATTGTCATCAAGCGTCGGTTCGTCGTCCTCCCACCTTGTAGCGGGCATTTTGATCATCATCATCATTGGGCCGTTTTCAAACTCATTGACGTAACAGTCATAGGCGCAATCCACACCGCACAGAACATCGATTGCATTCGCATACACGGAAATGCCAACCGGAAGCAGATAATCAAGGTTATTTGCAATGTTCGGCCGGTCGATGACAAACTGCCGCTTGTCGCTTCCCGTATGCACCACGGGAGGGATCCGCTCAAATCCCGGAACCTCTGTCAGCAGAGCGTCAGAAAGCGTCTCGTTTTCGTAGCGGTAAATACTGTTCTCGATGACGTAAAGGCCGTTTTCGTCCTTCCGATGGATTTGCAAGTACAGGTAATTCTTTCCTGTCCGCGTGACCATGCTGTCGAACGCGCATTCCGTAATAATTCCGTTTTGCCAAGCCAGCGGGAAAATATGTTCGATCGTCACATAGTCTAGCTCGATGCTAGAAGCTTCGCCCCGCACGATCTCGCCGCTCTCGTTGACAGCTTGACCTACTACGCGGGGGATGTATGCCACGGTTCCGAGTGCAGATTTCATTTCCTGCATCTCGTTCGACTTGACCGTAAAGTTGTTTGCCGTCAGAACTCTGTCGACAAACTCCTGCTCTCTCCGGCCTTTGAGCGTGATCTGGACTTTCTCATTCATCAGAAGATTTGCCCAGTCTTCGCAGACCTTTTTCGCCATGCCGAGACTTGCGCGGTTGCATTTTGTCCACTTGTGGCCGTTATAGCGTCGATACTGATGGAAGCCCTTGACTTTGCCAACATACCACGACTTCCAAAGGGATACGTATGTATAAAAATCCTCCGGGATCGTTGTATATCCAAGCTCTTTCAGCTTATCGATAACCGTCATGCAATAACTCCCATTCTGCGGCTTACGGGCTCTAGGGCATACCGCGTCGCGTCGATCAGGTGATTGTTCGCGTCTGGGTACCCGCTGATGATATCGCCGTCTTTGTTCCTTTCGTATTCGTAGCCGACAAACTCATCATAAGCGTGCGGCGTTCGTTTTTTGTCAATAACAATCGTTCTGCGCTGCAGAAACTTCATTCCATACTCGACTGACCCGGGACCTTTGATAGCTTCGTATGATGGAAGCCCCATAGCCCGAAGGTCAGCGACACTCTTTGGCTCTGCGCTATCACAGACGATGCGCACGTTCCCATATCCGCGCTGCTTGATCATCGTTGCGCTCTGCTCGTTGGATAGCTTATTCTGGTATATCTCGTCGAGCAGATAGATTGTTTCCCGTGCCTTGTCATAATACAGCCGGATAAAAGCAAACGGATCCGGGAACCAGCCGAAGTCAACGCCCTGGTAGATCTTATCGAATCTTTTTACCTCGTCGTCCGTGATCTCCCGCAGCTCCAACTTGTCGAAAACGTTGCCGCCTGTGCCAACCGGAATGCCGAGGTATTCGTGCTGATATGCCCGCTCGTCCGTGGCCTTCAGATGTTCGGCCTCAGAAATAAACTGTTCGCCCAGCCACTCGGGCGGGGCCTCCAAGTATGTAGATTTGTGGCACAGCCGATCAGCGCGCTCTTCCAGGCTATCTTTGTTTGCCCAGTTGTCGCGGCTGATTGGCGGGTTATAGCTCTCGAAATTCCAGAACTTCGACCCGCCGCGCATTGTAGACTGCAAAATCGTTCGGATTTCCGCCCGCCCGGCAAACTGGTCTTTTTCCTCAAAGTGCGTAACAGCAATATAGCCGAACGGGACCTTGATGGATTTGATCTTCATCGGGTCGTCCGCGCCTCGGAACATGATCTTCTGTCCTGTAGGCTTATAGATCAGCTCCATCGGAGAGACTTTCGCCTCCCAATATTCTGCCGCGCCAAGTTCCCCGATTGCCCAGACATACTGTGCATAAACGCTATCACGAATGGTATTCGCGACCTTGCGAAGCACCAGAGCGTGGCAGTTCCTGTTTTCCTCCTGCATAAGCAGGGTTGGGACGATGATGGACACAAACGAGGATTTCAGCGAACCTCGCCCGCCACTCTCATCGTAGTGCGTATGCCCATGCTGGAATACGTCACGTGCCACGCCATAAAAGGCGGGCCCGATCTTTTCGGATAATCGAACATCAGACATCGATAATCACCCGCACTGCATTTTCCGCATTTGGTTTAAGCTCTGCTGCGGCCAGGCGTTTTGACAGACTGTCAGCGGCTTTCAGGCGGTCGGAAAGCGAAGCATCAATGCCAAATTGGTCTTTGACCTCTCCGCGCATAACAGCAGAATAAAATTGCAGCACTTCGTTTGCGTCAGCGACCAGCGCGGCGTCCTGTTCTTCCATTCTTCGCTTAATATAGGAAGAAATCTGTAGTTTTCTTAAGTTTTGATTCCCAATTTCGCATGCGGAGCTTTCTTTATACCCTGCCTTTTTCGCGGCTTCTGTTGCATTTCCAGACTTTAAATATTCTTCGCAGAATCGTTTCTGCTTCGGCGTGAGCTTTTCATCCGCCATCGCTATAACGGCTGGCCAGCAGTTTTACCACATCCGCGATCTGGTAGGTCTCCAGCAAAGTGACATTCTTCGGTTTTTCATCAGGTCTGTACTCGTAAACCACGTATTTTGTCACCATCCTGTCCCTTTTCTCGGAATATGCCTGCATTTGATTGATTTTTATCTTGATGCCCTTGTGCATCAGCGCAGTTTGCAGCTTGTAAGCAAGGGCGCGTAAACTCGCCATATTGGCCTCCTTTGTTTCGCCCTTTCGTTCCTGTATCTCCTGGTATAAATAAATAAATTTATTTATACCGGAGAATACAGGAACAAGGAGGAGAAAAGATCCGCAGAACGCTGCGTAGCCGATGGAAAGGAATGAAACGAGGAGCGTAGAATATCTCTACGCTCCTAACTGTAAACCATATTTTTGGCTCTGGGACGCAGACTTTTTTACAAAAGCCCCCGTTTTTGCCCCACCAGCCGAATAAATTGCCTGTGCCACTCCTGCGCGGTACGCTCCGAGACGTAGCACGCAAGCGCAGCCCCCTGCAGCGTGTGCGTCCGCTTCCAGAGGACGAGATCGATCAGCCGCAGGCGCTCGCCGCCGTCGGCCAGCTGCTCTGTCTCTTTGACTGCAGCTTCGACCGCGGCGCGTTCGTCCTTTGTCATGAGACCTCCGCCCTTGTAGCTGCGGATCATCCATTTCGCATAGGGCCACCAGCCGTAGCGCGGCTTGCTCATGGCCGCGCCTCCGGGCTGTCCGGGTCTACCTGTTTGCAGTCCTGAACGTCCAAATATTTCGTGCAGTTGTTTTCACATCGCGTCGAGAAGCAATCACAAAGCTCCTCCGTGCAGACCAGTCCCGGCATATCCAGTTCCTCGCATTGCGTCGCCTCCTTATATAGCACGTCCTTTGCCCACTTCAACTGTGCATTGGATAAATCGTCCTTGTACGCCGCGCACAGAAACGCAGCGTTAGTTATAACATGCCACAGAGCCGGTAAGCCGCTCCCATCGTCGAGCGCCAGCGGATTATCCCAGATATGCAGGACGTGGCGCAGAAGGGCGTCCAGCCACTTCTCGCGCGGCACCTTGCGCCAGTCCTCCGCGTCGGCGTATTTTGCCTTTCCAAACTCCCGCACCTGCATGATCGCCTCGATCGCCTCTACCGGCACGAGCGACGGCCTCGGCTTCCCATCATCGTACTTTGCGCCCTTAATCTGTTCCATCAATAGTGTACCCTCCCTTCGCGTTTTGCCCGATCGTATTTCCGCTCTCTGGCAGACCTGCCGATTGTTTCCATCCCGCGCTCTATGCGCTCTACCTTGCTTTTGTTGTACTCGTCCGCAGCCTTGCGATACTCTATGTACGCCTCGCAGGTCGTATGCTTTGCCCCGCAGCCTTTTTCGGGACAGTCGCCGCACGGAGCGGAATATGGGCTGATTCTTAAATCTCCCTGCATTCGTCTACCCTCACACAGACCCGTTTGTCTCCGACGCGCACAACATATCCGGGCATGCTGCTGACGTATTCATATTTTTCCGCGTCGTACACTTCGCCCATGCGCGGACGCATGGCGGGATAGACCGGGATGATCGCCGTGATCTGGACCCGTACCTCATCCCATGCGCGATCGCGCCGCTTGCCCGTGCAGATGGGATGCAGTTTGCGCCATGCCCCTGCACATGCCCGGCTGCAGAGATACCGGCCATCCGCGCGCGGCTTGCAGGGCCGGGTGAATATTTTCCCACAAACCGGGCATGTCGCCGTGATATTTGCCATTGCAGCTTTACCCCCCTTGCTAATCTAAAAATCTCATAAAAAAACAGTTTCATCAGTAACTTGTAAGTTGTCTGTGATCTCCACCTCCATTTCGTCCGATAGTTTCACCCGGATTTCTGCCCGTTTTGCACAAAATGGCGCAAATGACGAGTTATAGCAGTCGCATACAATGTAGTCTCCATCAAAACGGAACGTGTTTTTGTGGCAGTCCTTGTACTCTGCATTCCTGTTGCAGGTTGAAAGCTTTGCCCATCGTCCCTTCCAATCCGGAGCTTTGATTTTGTAATCAGGATACGCTTCCTGGAATGCTGCATACTTTTCCGGGAATAAACCCCGTAGCTGATGCAAAAACATCGGAACGGTTTTGTCCTGATAATCCCGAATGACGCCGCCCATTATTGCGCGCGGGATAAAATCGCAAATTCTCTTAATGTTTTCAGGCGTGAGTTTATCGGCGCTTATGTACAGTCTGTTAGTGCCAGGATGCGGGTTATCGCAACGGATTTCCCCGCCAAATTCCTCCAACCATGTATAAGGAACGGTGAGGAAAGCGTCTTCTCCTATGCGTGTAATCAAATTGGTTGATGGATATCGTAATTTCCCGTAAGCGGGATTTGTTCGGGCTTCTTTCTGAACCCGTAAAAACTTCTTTGACTGTTTTGTTCCACCATCCACAATTGTGATCTCACCGTTTGGGCATCTGACGCCAAATAGTGTTGTTACGCAAAAACACTTTCCATTTTTATAGGCAGAGCATTCCTCGGCGCGGTTGCAGCGGATGTACTCTGCTCTTAACCTACAATCCCTGCTACCGTCTCCGTATAAATGCGCGCAAATGCAGTTATCATTCATAACTGTATCCCCCTTATGTACTTGTCAAAATACGTCACAGCTACCGCCATCGCCGCCCACATGTCCGCTGCGAACCCGTAAAAGAAACCGGGGTTTTTCTTTGTTCCCTTGCCGTAGTTCGGCTGACCGGGCGCGTAGCGGTCGACGAGGGCTTGCCTGATGTTCGCGTCCTTCGCCTGCGAGTAGCCGCACAAGTAAAGCTTTTCTTCTCTCCGGTATATTTTCTGCGGCGGGTGGCCCATGCTGTATACCCTCGCAAACTCCCAGAACCGGCCAATCCAGAAACAGGTGTCGAACACTTCCTGCCCAACCGGCATGCCCATTCCCGCCACCATCTCGATTGCCAGATGGTCATATGGACTGCAAAGCACGTTGTACATATCGTCATTCGGAATCTTCCCCACGTCCAGCACTTTCCGGATTTCCTGCCCGTCGTGCTCTACGAGGACATACCCGGATTCCATATTCCCCGGGTCAATCGCCAGTATCGTTCCCACCTTGCAGCCTCCTTCCTGTCTCGCACGGCTTCATCTCGTCGCAATCACCGTATTTCGCGCAATGTGCTGCAAACAGCCCCTTAAATTCCGGGCATTTATAGATCACAAGTCCGCACATCAGTTTGACGACGGTTCGCGTCTCTTTTGCCGCCAACTTGCAGAGCCGCTTCTCCGCAATCGTCATCAGCTCTTCCGCGTCCATGTACCAGATCATGTCCACGGGAGCGTCCTGCCGCGCTGCGTTCCGGTCGTATGCATCCTGCCGGTCATTCCGCTGTGACCGGATAAACGGCTGTGCGTGGACGTGGCGGGCTAAATGGGTGCTTACCCAGTACGGAACACCCTCGAGGTAAAACGCAAACTGCAGCGTCCGGATGGGGCTGTGCTGCGCCCGGAGGATGGCGTGTTTCCACTCCATGTCCGGTGCTGTCTTCATCTCTTTTCCAATGGTGACTAAAGCGCACTGCTTGGCCAGCGCCCAGTCCTCATCGGTGGGATATTTCAAAAGTGTAATGTTCATTCTTCCCTCCGTTTTCCGTAGCTGCAAAAATCTGTTTCCTCCCGCCAGAAGCCGTCTTTGGTTCTCAGGCACACCATAGCGCCATTTGGCTTGCTGTCGTAGTCTCCGTATTTGCAGTCCTTGCACCGCACCACCTCCGCAACGTCGGCGGCGGGCTGACGCAGCAGGAGCGTTTTCACACGCTGAGGCGTCCAGTACGGATTTTCCGCGTTGCAGGATTCAAAGTCTTCCAGTGCCTCGGTTCTGCTGATAAATTCTTCAGTCGCAACGTTTTCCATCGTCAAACTCCCTCCAAGTGTGATACAGTGCCCATGCCAGCGGGTCACGGATGAACGGCAGCTTTTTCGCTTCCGCATATTTTTTGTCTAGGATGCTCATGGCCTTCTTCCACGCGCGATCTCCAACGTGCAGTTCTGCGGGAAAGTAGACTCTCTCAAGTCTGTTGATTTTTGCGGCAGTCAGTATCGATCTGCCGTTCTCGTCAAGAAGGTCTAGCAGGTCCTGATCTTTGATGTAACCAATCATTTCAAAGTTCCCCCTCTGGCCCGCCGAACATCTCACGGTTCCGGCTCGTGCCGATGGACATAAGGATCTTTCTTGCGCGTTTTCTGGTCATGACTTGCCCTCCATTTCCTGCATCGCCCGCTCGACCTCTCCAATGTCAAAAAGCCCCACTTTCAGCCTGCTCGTCGTATTCTGTCCATGCGCATGCGCCGTCAAGTAGATATTCCAGTGATCCGGTCTGTAAGAAACTCCGTCCCGCGCAATATCAATGCTAGAATATCCCTTGCACGGCAGCACCACCACGCGCCCATCTTTGTCGGCCTCGGCAAGCTCGCGGAGGCGGCTAGGCTCCACGCCCAGCGCCTGCGCTGCCAGATTTATCATCGTGTCCTCCGTAAATGGGGCCTTGATTTCCTCCGGCGTCAACCCCGTGTCCTCGTAGGCCGCAAGTCGCGCGTACAGTTTCGGCACGATGCAGCCATTTGTGCAGCCGCCCTTGTCATGGCAGCCTCTTTTGCAGTAGTAATCCTGCCCGCAGCACTCCCACGGATCTAGGTTCTTCCAGCAAGGATCTGTCAATCGTTCCATTTCAAAACCCCTTTCCCAACATATCTGCAATACGCAATTTCCAGCTTCGCGCCCTTACTTTCCTTTGCATCCGGCAGCTCGAACAGAATATCCGCCGCGTCGATCATCCCGAAGCACAGCCGCATGTAGTCCTTCGGTGTCAGCCCTTCCGGCAGTTCCGCCGGATTCAAGATCACCGCGAGAGGATACAGCTCCTGTATGTGCTTCGCCGTCATGCGGAATTTCATCTTGTAATTCGGATCTCCGGTGATTTTACCGGCTATGTAAATCTTCACGGCAATTCCTCCACATACCGCCAGCTCTGCGGGGGGCGGGTGACCGGCTTGGGTTTTGCCTTGAGCGCTACCTCTACCTCATTTGGCACAGCGTAAAATTCCCGCAGTTCGCGCGGGGTATTGTAAATCTTGAGATTGGAGATGTGCCAGCCGAAGCCGGTGGCAGCTCCGAGATACTGGTGCAGCTCCACAGGCTCTAGGCAGGTTGTCCTCGCAGCATCTGACGGGATCCTTTCCGCACCGTTAATGTTGATGATCTCATCGCACAGAAATTCCCCGATGACTTTGCCGTTTCCGCATTTGTAGATATAGCACTTAAACGGCGTATCCATCTTCGGGCGCGTCTTGCGCACCTCAATGGTCTTCCGCCCGTTGATGATCTTCTCACACCACTCCGGGCGAATGCTGATCAGAACAGCTTTACTCATGCCTTGCCTCCTTCCTCCGGCGCGCCACGCCATTCCCAGTTGTCTGTGCTGCTCCCGATTCCGGAGCATTCCCTGCACGCGCAATCCGGTTTCTTCGTGCAATTATCGCAGCCTTCTTGGCCGCCCGGCTTAAACCCTTCCGGGCAATCCTCAAACCTCGCACAAAACATGCAGCCAGCTTTCCGTATCTCCTTTTCAGTGCCGCGTTCTCGGCGGTCAGGCGCTCGATGGCGGCAACTGCAGCCGCATGTACCTCATCAAAACAGACTTCTTTTCCCCGCCCCTCTGCTGGACAGCTTGTGCATGGGTTCGCAAGTCTACAGCACCGCAGGACCTGCACGATTTCCTTGTCTGTCATATATCCTCCATTCCTTCAAAAACCATTTGTCCCGGCAAAACGCCATCTTCCATCCACCAGTGCATCACGTCCTCGCCGGTCTGCCAGTCGTTCGAGGACTCCCGCTTCTTCCGTTTCGCAAGCATCCTGTCAAACGCCCGGATATACGCGGCCTTGATCTTTGGATAGCGCGAGAACTCCGTGTTTCTGTGTTTCCCTGCCATTGGGCACCCAATGCACCCCACGCGCTTCCATCCGCATTCATACAGCGGATTCATGCAGATCTTTTCGGCAGAAGCGTAGTCCAACACGTCAGATTCCGCCCAGTCGATGATTGGGTTTACCGTCCGTCGAGCTTTCAGCTGGCAGTTTTCCAGGAGCATTCTCCGCTCGTCGTTGTCGTCCATCAGGATAATTCGCTTGTCTTTGTCCTTGTGGCTAGTTTCCATAACGCCGTGTGATTGCTTCCGCCTTGCAGACTCTGCCCACCGGACTCCCGTCGCAATAAAACGTCCTTTTCCGCCGGTTTCCTTCAGTTCCCTGCAGCAATATCTGTTGATTCTTGTCGGTGGCACGGAATTACGCGGGATCAGGTTCCACATGGTCACGTTCCCGCCGTCCGGCGTCCGGTGCGTATCGATGTCGCATTTTACACCATCCAGCTCCAAGCGGCGGAAGGTATCCCGCACATGCCAGACAGTCTCCGGCGCGTCCGCCGTGGTCAGCGAATGAAGCACTTCATACGGGATACCCGCTTTCCCAGCCAGATGCAAAAGCACGTCTGAATCCTTGCCGCCCGAGTAGGTAATCACAAGCGGCTGCTTGTACAGGCGCAGGCTCATATCCGAGGCCATTTTCAGCCGCTCAATCGCGGTTTGCTCTAGGTCCATTGCCGTCCTCCCTCCCCGGTGTCAGCTTGGCCAGCATGATCTGCCCCAGATCCGCCACATATACCAGCCGCCCGCGGCTGTACACCATCAGCTTTTCGCCCTGGATCTCCATTCGGTCTGCCTCTATGTTGGTGATATCCTGGCAGGCGTCACACACAAACCTCATACCAGCGCCCCCGGCCGGGTGTCCGGCGTGCTTCTCTCGATCAGCATTTCCCGTGCAACGTCGCGTTCCAGCTCTGCTTTCGCCAGCGCTTTTTCGAGGCGGTGGATCTCGATGGACGCAGCCTGATTGCTTTCGGCCAAAAGAGTGTTGCGCTCCAGGCATTTCGTGGCATTATGAGCCACGGCCCTTCGTTCTTTTTCCTTCTCGCAGTTCTGGCAGACATAGCGAGCTGCCAGCGATCTTGCCAGTTTTCCCAGCATTTTCATGTCTCATCCTCCTTGTTTTCTGCAAGCATCCGTTCGACCGCTGCCATCTGGAACGCCGTCAGATCGTCTCCGTGGTTCTGCACGCCGTGCCGCATTTTCTCCGCGCCCTTCGGCGGTTTCTCAAACAGCCGGTTGACAGCAGCCTCTTCCAGCGGATTCAGCGGGTCATGGTGGCCCTGCACGCCGTAGCCGGGCTTCGCTGTAGGTGCTGCAGACGTCACGTCGTCCTCCCAGCGTCCCTGATTCAGCCATGTGGCCGGATTCGGGATAAATCGCCCGTTTTCCGTAAGCCATTGGTTGCCACACTTCTGCCGCTCTATGGCGGTCAGGAGTGATTCAAGCGGGGCTTTTACCCGGCTGAATGCTTTCCTAGCGGCTTCCTTGCCTACTTTCTTCGGGTACGCTTGCCAGAAAAGATCGAATTTCGACTCCGGCGGGGACGCAACGGGCAGCGCTTGCGCGCCCGCGGTATTCTCTTCGGATTTGGATTCGGATTCTGGATTCGGATTGGATTCGGATTCAGGCGGTGACTCACGGTGATTCACCGTGGATTTCTGCAAAGCAGCGTCATCCGGTTCTGGGAATTTTGACTTCTTCGTCTGAATTCTTTGATGCTTCGACCAATTTGGAAAGCAAAAGAACGATTCCCCGCCTACATCATAGAGGTTAATCATGCCAGTGATCGCCAAATTATCTAATGCCCGTTTGATCTGCTGCTCTGTTACCGCCTTGCGGCGGGGGAACACAAACCCTTTCAGAAGTTCCGGGTCTGCGCTCCCGCGCCCGTAATCATCCACGTATGTGATCAAGTACAGCCAAACCCGAAACTCGAAATCATTCAGCGCGTTTACGCTCCTGCTCGTCCGAATGCTTTCTTTTATGATCCTGTTCGGCATATTTCAGCCCTCAGAACGGAAGCTCGTTTACGTCGCCGAGCTCCATCTGCGGCATATCCTGTTCGGGAAACGGAACTGGCGTTGTGCTGGGAATCTGCGAGAAATCCGCAGACTGTACTGCTGCGGGCGTCTGCCGCTTCTCGGCAAAATAGCACCGGTCTGCGATGACCTCAGTCGTTCGGCGTTTATTGCCCTGCTTGTCCGTCCAGTCGCGCTGCTGCAGACGGCCTTTGACTGCCACAAGCTGCCCTTTGGCAAAATACTGGCCGACGAAATCGGCGGTATTTCTGAACGCGACAATATCGAAGAAATCAGTCTCCCGGTCCTGTCCCTGCGGTGCATAGTCGCGCTCACAGGCCAGTGCAAAGTTCGCAGCGGTGGTTCCGTTCTGCGTCATGCGGACATCCGGGTCACGCGTCAGGCGGCCCATCAAGATCACTTCGTTCAGCATTTATGTATTCCCCTTTCCCTGTTTCTGTGCGCAGCCCCAGCAGAAGCAGCGTCCAAACTTTTTTGTTGTCTGCTCCGCAATGCTCATTGCAGAGTAAGCATGTCCGTTGATCGTCTCGCCGGTGATCTCCTTCCCGCATGCGGAACACTTAAAGAGCATCTTCGGCTTCTTTGCAGCCTCGGCGGGCTTCGCAGCAGCGGGCGCTTTCCGCCCGGACGCTCTCCCAGTTTCTCGGGCGTATTCATCCGTATCGGCGTCCTTCGTATCGTCGATGGCGAACAAACCATTCAGCGCGTATTTGCGGGCATAGGAGCTGGCCGTGCCGGTCACCTGCGGTTCGTCCATGCCCTTCTTGCTCTCCGGCTCCCGGGCAAAACCGAACGTGGTATATTCGCCCTCGCCGTCGGACAGAGTGGCCTTTGCCTTGACATAGATCCGGTTCCCACTCTCTACAATCTCGTCCGAGATCGTCAGGATGCAGCCCTGCGCCTGCAGCAGGGGCTTTACAGCCTCTAAAATGCTCTCGCAGGAGCGGTATTTGTAGCCACCGAAGTTGTTGATCTTGTCCTTTGGCGCTTTCAGCTGCGCCTGAATGGCGATCAGCTTTTCCGTAAGCTTCATCTGTTTACCTCCACAAACTCACCGTTCTTCAACTGATACCACGTATCGGGCTTGATCTTCTCGCCGTCGACGTATTCCGTCTTCACGAAGCGCGGAACGGATCGCCCCTTTTCTTCGGAATATTCCCACTCCGCAAGCGTGATCCAACTCCCGATTTTTGCTTTTACCGTACAGCCACGACCTGCGCAGCAGATCACGGAGTCGACGCCGGTACTATCGATCTGGGCGTAGTCGCCCGAGCTGCCGATCTTGGCGGAGTCGCCCGAGCTGCCGATC